GAATTGGGTTTGCAGTTTTGACAGCTGCTACGTGGTCTTTCCAAGTAGTTGTACCGTTAACATTATCCCAGTACTGCATGTCGAGCTGTGAGCCCAAATCACCGTAGGCCGTTTTTCTTGTAGCTCTTACTGCATTTTGTCTCTCTTCGAGATCAGCAGCAGAGTCCACAGCATTCAGTTGCTCGTCAGTTGGTTGCGCTACACCAGAAACATTCCATTCCTTAATGTAAGGGCCCTGACCGTTTGAGTCATCCTGAAGTAAAACGTCCGTCATAAAGTCAACTTCTGCTACGCCATTATTAGCGCAATATTGTTTGACCTTGCTTGATAGTGATGCCATAGTTTTCCTCCTTATTCTCCGTTATCTATAACAGTGTTTCCTTCTGAAATCCACTGTTGAATTTTTTGGTAATCTGCGTTGTCCTCTACTAATGGTACATGTAAATTTATGTTAGAGTTTTCATAAGTTACTTTGTAACACACAAACTTTCCATCTAAATAATTTTTTGTTACTGTTTTAATCATAATTATAACTCCGCACTAAACGCTATTGAAGCACTTGCATTATTTGTACGCAACATACCAGCATGACCAGCAGTACCTGATACACCGCTAGATATGTAAACTTGAAAATTTTGATTTGTGCTAGTATCATTTATTCCACCAAAATCATTAAAAGTATCAAATGTACTATTACTATAAAATCCATAATAATCTGTTCCAGATACAGTCACTAAAGATGGAAGAGTTCTCATTTGTTTATAAAAACTTGAAACCCACCTTATACTTGATGAAGTATAATGAAAAGCAGTATCAACTTCTTTATTATTTCCTTCTGTCCATAATTGATAATACCTTTGACATCTTTCTAAATTCACATCATATGGCAAGAACTCAAAATCAGAGGCTGCTGTTCCAACTTCTAATTGTACTCCTGTAATTTCAAAATTGTTAGATGTGCTATCTGCATTATTAACTTGTCCAACGGCTCTGTTAGCATTAGCTGAATCTGCCCAAGTAGTTGCTAAAGCACCAGAAGTGTAATCTGTTCCAGCTACAACCCAAAATATCATTCTTAATCCTTCGCCATTATCGTTTGAAATATTTCCAGTTGAAGAAGTATCTGCTGGAATAGTTATTGTTTTCTTTTCCCAAGTATCAGATGAACTGATAGTATAACTTTTAGCACAAATTCTAACTGTATCATCAAGACTTACAAATTGAACTATGTTAGTTCCAGTTTTTGTGCTTTTAACCCAAAAAGATGCTGTTAATTGTTCTGCATTAGAAGTTCCTTTTTTAATATATTGTAAATTTTGTGCCTCAATACTTTGTGCAACTGATAAATAACTTCCAGAACTCAAACTACCATTAGCTGTTGTGCAATCTAATTTTAATGATGTTGCAAACCCATTAGTATAGGGATCTCCAGTTGTTAATGCCTCTTGTGTTTGTGTCCATGTTCCAGCAGAACTTGCATAAGTTTTCCATCTATCGCAAGTATGTATTGTATTTCCAGAACTTATACTTGTTACAGAAGTTGCTCTTTGAGCCAAGCTCATATCTCCATTGATAATTATGTTTCTAAAGTTTGGTTGATTCGTACTTGTTTCTAATGCTGCCGATGTTACTTTATCTATTGCCATAATTTATCCTATGTTATTATTTTATATCCACCAAATTGATTAGTTACTCCAGATGAATATATTACTGTTCCAGCTGCTTGCGTTTTTGCATATAATTCATAATAATCATCACCATCATTATCATCCATTGCAGTAACTATAAGTGGAAAGTTATCACTTTTTCCTGACGCAACTCCAATTTGATTTAGTATTGAACCATTTTTATAAATAGCAACAAAAACTCTAGTTGCATCATTGCAATAAATATAAACAGTTCCAAAAATAAAATATTTTCCAGCAGAAGCAGGCGACCATTTAGAGTTACTATTATCCCATGTGCTTTGAGGATCAAATATTTCAGCCCATCCAGTAACTTTAGTATATGTATTAGAAACAACTCCAGCTTGATCTCCACTTTTTCTAGCTAAAAAAGTTGGAGTGTTAGTTCCACCAACTAAAGATACATCTATTCTTTTTAACGTACCTGCATCTGATATTAAAAGTTCATCCGTACTTGCGGGTGCGCTAGCAAGTTCTGTTTGACCAGAAATAACATTATCATTAAGGTGCTCACTTTCAACAGCATCATCTGCTATCTTTGCTTCTGTTATTGCATCTGCTGCAATTTTTGCGGTTGTTACATTTAAATCTGTTATCGCTGCAGTGTTTACTGATCCTGCTCCTGGTGCATTTGTTGCAACAGCTCTACCTAAAAATACACAGTACATTTCGTCTGTACCATTTGTTAACGCTGCAGATAGTGTAAGAGTTGTACCCGATGCAGTATATGCTTTACCTGAACCAGGTTCTTGAACTATGTTATTAATTACAAGTCTGATATCATTTTCGTTATTTACAGAATGTGATAAAGTATACGCAGTTTGAGAATTAACAATAGTAAATACTTGTTTCTCGAAACTTATGAAACTTCTTGCGGGAGTGTTTCCTAAATAAGCCATTTATTTCTCCTATGAACTAATTGCGTCAACTGTAGACATCCAAACACTTAATGAGCTTGCTGTATCCGATTGTGCTTTAACAACATCACCACTTTGAATTACAAGTTTACTCCCACCGTCTATAAGTTCGAGCGATCCGCCCGCAACTATTGGTGCATTTTTAATTATGTAATGATCTTGTGATCCACTTGTTACAGTAGATGTAATAAATACATCTGCATTTATTGTTGATGTAGTTGTATTAGCAAGACGGATAGAAATTATAGCATCATTAGAATCACTAGTGTGAATAGTAGATGCTGATGTTCCTACATCCTGATCGCCAAATCTTTTAAAGTCTTGAGCCATTTATCCTCCAATTAAAGGGCAATTGCCATTGCAACAGCAAAACCTGCAGTTGCTCCAGCAGTTCCGCTAGATGCAGAGGTAACTCTACCTTTTGCATCCACTGTTACTGTTGAATTTGTATATGTTGCAGCTGAAACACCAGAGTTAGCTAATGTTAAAGCTCCACCAGATGCTACTGTTGCATCACCTGATATTTTACTAAATGTATATGTTGGTATTCTTGAAACTGCTGATTTTCTTTCTGTACCAGCACCACCATCATCTACAATAATTAAATCTGCATCTGCTAAATCAGCACCAATATCTGTTGCACCATCTATTTCTAATGCACCAATATCTACTTTACCTGCAGTATTTATAGTTGCAAGCATCGCATTACTTACACTACCAGTATCTCCAGTACCAATTAAAGTTCCTGTAGCTACAGGTAGAGTTAATACTGCTGAACTACTTGCTGAGTGTGGTTGTGCTTGTAGTGTTTGTGCATGAGCATTTGAAGACTCACAATAAAATTTTACTTTAGATACATTGCCTGTACCTGTTCTAATATCTATTAAACCATCTGATACTGATACACCCCCAGAACTTCCGTTACCATCAAGGTTTACTACACCAGTTCCATTTGGTAAAATATCAATGTTTGCATTTGATGTAGATACAATATCTTGACCATTAACATCTAAGTTGCCACCTAGTTGAGGAGTAGTATCTTCAACTACATTTGATATTTCAGAACCTGTAGCAATTCCTGCTGTTAAAGTTGCTCTTGTAATTTTTTTAAGACCACCACCTGAAGTATCTATAGCCAATAATACGTCATCAGAAGCTACTGATGATATTTCTGATAGTCCTGTTATTACACTATCATTAAGATTACCACTAACAATACCACCACTTTTAACACTAACAGCACCACTTGATACATCAAAGTTTGTAGAACTAAAAGATGCTATACCTTTGTTAGATGTAGATGCATCTTCTCCTGCTATTGTAAGTGTATTACCAGAACCTGAAGTATCAATACCTTCTCCACCAGCAACTGTAAGTGTTTCTGAATCTAAATCAATTGATAATGCACCACCACTATCACCTTGAAAATCTAAATCAGAAGCAGTTAATTGAGCATCAACATATGTCTTAATAGCTTTTGCACTAGCTAATGTATCATCACTTCCAGATACACTAGATATATCAGTATCTATATCTGTTATACTTGTAGCACTACCTATTGTTAATCCATCTAAAGTTACAGTCCCATCGAAAAATGCATCTTTAAACTCTAAAGAAGAAGTTCCTAAGTCAATATCATTATCTGTAATAGGAACAATAGCACCATCTTGTACTCTAAATTGTTGTACAGAAGATGATGATACATTTATATAAAATTCTAAATGGTTATTACTAGAGTCTACCAATACTCTATTTAAAGTATTAGCATCTCTAATAGTAGTTATAGGCCCACCTTCACCTGCAGTTCCATCATGAGAATGACCAGTAGAAGCATTAAATGCTGCTAATATCTGGTTAAACTCATCATTAGAATGAGCTGCAGTAATAGTATCACCTGTTGCAAAACTTGACTGTCGTGACGAATAACCTGCCATTATCTTCTTCCTCCTGGGGTAAATTCTAATTGAAATCCTTTTATTGAAAATGCATTTGAACTACTCTTATCATCAATTTTTAGTGCAACTGCAAATCCAGATCCCTCAATAGATTGTCTAATTAAAGGTATACCTGATGCTCCATAGTTTGCATTACCATATAATGCTGTTCCATAAGTAGCTGCTCCACCTGGTGATGTTAAAGCAATTTTATCAGGTTGTGGACTATTTTGATCATCATAATCATATCTTACTGCTAAGTCCGCATTTATTGAAGTACCTTCACCTTCATAGTTTAAATTAACTCTCTGCATATATTTTCTAACACCAGGATCACCCATTACCATATCAGGTGATCTATATACAGCTACAATAGTATCATTGTTAGTTTGTCTAGCAAATGTATTTCCAGTTTCCATTTTATATATGTAACCATCAAATCCACCAAATACTTGTGTTTCTACATTGCTTATAAAATCTGAATCTGTGCAAGATGGTTTTATTCCAACTATATCTGCATATTCAAAACCAATAGACCCAGTATTAGGATTTGTTTTTAAAACACCCATAATACCTTTTGATGATCCTTGTGATCCACCAGTTGTTGGATAAAATAATCTATATTGAGATTTTGATCTTATAACTAATGATGATATTCTATTTAATCCAACATCATCAATTCTAGCTTGTATCTGTCTAGATATAGATCCAAGTTCAACGTCACCAATTCTAGCTGTACCAGCAATAGTTCTAAATCCATCTGGTGCTAAAAATATAACATCTCCACCAATCTCTTGAATACTACCACCATCTCTACAACCTATATTTCTAGTAACTTCTTGCACTGCAAATGTAGAACTTGATGTTCCTGTTAATTTATATATTCTATCTTCACAAAATATAATTAATTCATTTCTAAATACTTTTAATCCTACAACAGTTGAGTCAACTCTAAATGACCCTGCACCACTAGCTGACGTAAAATTATCTTCTGAAAACGGTACACTAAATATAATTTCTTCTGGATTAGTTGCACCAGCATAAAACATATGATTTTGAAATGCTTTTACAAATTTAGGATTACTTGGAGGTGTACCACCACCTGTAGCATTTACCACATCTACTGCAAAACTAGAATTAATTATTTGTGCAGGTGAATGTCCTGTTGCAATAATTATTTTTTCAGTTCCATTAAAATTAAATTTTTCAAAGTCATATGCTCTAGTAGATGTTCCTAAACCTGTTGTTAAAGTTGTAAAACTACCAGATGAAGAAACTCTGTGTATATCACCACCTCTAGCAGCAATTACTTGACCATTAAATACTATAGAACAATCAACTACTAAACTAGTATTACTAGATCCCTGTGGTACTATATTTGTATTAAATAATGCAGTGCCACTTACACGTCTATAACCACCTTTAATATCTGGTTCAAAGTTTTGTAATATAAGTGCTTCACCAGGAGCCATAGAAAAGACATCTTTGTTTAATGTCAAACCCCCAGCACAACTTACTACAAAAGGTGATATTAAATCAGTAGTTGGCATTTTTGTCTTTATCTAATTGTTTTATTTTAAGTGTTTGTAACCTTTGTGATTCTTTTTGTGTTAGTGGCCCAAAAGTATCCCTATTACTTTCTTTTGTTTTTAATATTTCAAAATCTTTTTTTTCTCTAGATTTTTGTTTAGTTGGTTTATTATTTAAACCATTATTCATCATACTAACAGCTTTTCTTTCTGCATATCTCATATTATCTTCAGGCTCTTGCATTTTTTCTATAGAAAATATTCCCTTTTCCATTAATTAGCTCTGCCCCCAATATTAGTTGATATACTTTCTGCAATACTATCAGATCTCATATATTCATTTTTAGTAGCATAATCTACTTTTAATAATCTTAATTTTCTTTGATAATCTCTATCTGCTAATTGTGCATGTTGAGGATCTGATCTTAACATGTATGTATAATATTTAGCTCTATCTACAATTAACGATCTAAATCTATCTGGTAATGACATATTATCACCATGAGCAGATAAATCAGTATGTGTTTTGTAATAATTGTAACTTACTTCATACTCACTATTATTAGGTCTTGGGCTAACACCAAAAGCAGTATAGTTTGGAAGTATATACATTCTTAATGGTGCAGCATAATTACCACTTTTATTTCTATCATCTACTGCTTTATAAGATTGTAAATAATTATCATATGTAATATATGGTAATTTTCTATTTAATATATCACTTCTAGAGCATCTAACATAATCTACATCTAACTGTACACCGTCTGATTCTACATATATAAATGAGTTTTGTGCTGTAGCTGTAAATGTAGCATTAAGTATTTTACCTTCTCTAAAATTAGTTACTACTACTGATTTACTTAAATTTTGTGTACCACCTGCTGAAGTTCCAACTCTAACAATTAAACCACTAGATGAACTATTAGGACTTAAAACTCTAATCTGTAAATTATATTGTTTATTTACTACAGTTTCTACAGATTGGTATGCTGCTGCATCATTTAAATTTAATCTACCATTACCACTTGTTGTATGCGATGGTGATCCATCTCCAGTTGTCCAGTTATTTATATTAGATTCAAACTCACCATTAGTAACTAATTCTCTAGGTCCCATTGTAAATGAGTCTATATCTATTTTTCTTAAGTCAGCTGGTAAATCATATTCATTATCACCAACTTGTAATAACTGTGAAGTTCTTTCATAAAGTAAAGGTAATTCACCACCTTCATTATATATATCATGAATACCTTTATTAACAAAATCTTTTACAGCAGTTTGTACTCCACGACTAGAACTAAATGTAGCAGAGGTTAGCTCTGTTTCATTTAATTCTCTTAAAACACTATTTGTTAATGTAAGATATGTAGTAGCCATGTGTCTATTATAACCTCTATAATTATTTTGTCAAGTAAAAAATCAAGGGGGGATTGCTCCCCCCAAGATATATACCTATTATGCAAATGTTGCAGTCATTGAGTCTCCGTCAACGTCTGTGCCATCTTTATCTAATGACATCATAGTTGCCCAAACTCTAACTTTACCGTTTATTGCTCCAGTTGCGATAGTCAATCTGATGTCATCACCAGATGAATATGCTTCAGGTGCAACTAACAACGCTTGTTGACCAGTACTAGTTGGTGCTACTTCGTTAACGTATTGATCTGGATCTCCAGAATCTCCGATAGCGATTGTACCACTGTTTCCAGCAGTATCAGCAACCAACACATCAACACCTGCTGAT